CGTAAGGTCAACGCATTTATAGCTAAGGGTAAATTCCTGTTAATAATATCTGATGTGTCACGCGATACTAACAGTGAAATACTTTACCCTGATATATTTGACTTAGTATTTGATCGGTTATTAATTGGAGGAACCTTCGTTTTTAAGATTTATAATTACACTAAATATATAGCAAGTAAAGTTGCGACAGTATTTAAGAGCATTGACGTCTGGAAAATGGCGGAATGCAAAAACGAAAGGTACCTTATATGTCGTGATTACAGTCCTCACATCTGCAATAAATCTGTGTACATACCAATCGATACTATCACCGACCACTCAGCACGTGTGAAACTAGTAAATATTGAAAGATTTTTAAAAGCTTTTTATAAAGGTGAAGTTAAAAGCGGTAGTGAAACAGCATTTGGTTGTTTCAAAAAATACCGCTCGGAACAAAAGCGTGAATTTATTGATATAGGGTTTAAGGCGCTTACTGGTGTTGCGTCTTCTGGTAAAACAACGCGCGCAGCACGTATCTACCCTAACGCTTTTTACATTTCCCCTTTTGGTAATTTAACTAGAGAACACAATCTGAAGCATCACGTGCGTGGTGAAACAATGCATCGAGCACTTGATATGATACCTTCAGAAAAACAAGTCGTTGTGGACGAATGCTCTGCATTTGTTGTAGAATATATAGCTTTGCTACGCATTATAAATCCACTAGTTGAAATTATTATCGTCGGGGATGTACATCAAATACCTTTTGTGAATTATGCTGATAATCATAAATTTACTACTTTCCGTGATATTGGTGTCCAAAACAATATTAATGTAGCGCGAGCAGTACCGGAAGATATTTGCCGGTTACTGCGTAATAAATTCAAGATGGACATCGTATCAAAATCAGAAGTAGCACAGGGTCTATACTGTTCCAAGAAGAAAATTGAGGAATGTGACAATAAGACTAAGATAATTGTGTTTAATGACGCTAGTGCCAAGAGATTGTTGAAAATTGGTAAAAATTGTAGTACCATTACCACATACCAAGGTTCTCGTGACGAGGAAGTTGTTTTTTATATCGACTCCGCTTCAGTTGATTCTAAACTCATTAACAAAACTGAATGGGTGTATACAGCTATGACGCGAGCGACTAAAAAACTGGTTTTGTACGGTGATTCAGAATATATATCACAATACTTCGGCGTTGATGGTTCAAATTTACGCTGCATAGAAGAACTACATCACTTAGGGCCTGGAAAATTGGTTAACGATTCATATACTTCCGGCCATCCTGAAGTTGATGCTGAAGCCATTAACGTTATGCAACATACTGAAGAGGTAGCGCAAGATACACACAGTTATGATGCGGCACATGAAATATTAGAACGTACTATACCAGCTATTAATGAAGCTACTAGTCACACTGCTTTCCTTGTACCTCCTGATATACCTAGTGTAGATGAAGGTATATTCAAAGTGAACGATGTTGGTATCTTGGATGAACCACAAAAAGTGAGCAGTTATAGACTTGCCGAAGGTAATTTGCACATGAATAAATACTTGAGAATGCAACCCTCCAATAATAAGCGTATGGCCATCTATACACTGATTGGTAGGTATGCCAAGCGTAATCGCACTATGCAACCAAAAACTCAAACTATCAATGCGAAAGCGTTGTTTGCAAGTTTAGCGCGTGCTATATACGGTAACGATCATTCCGTTCGTAGGTTTCAACGCGATCTGTATGTGCAACCTGAGGAATTTGTCTATCACTATAAAGAATACATAATAGCGTTAAGTAAAAAAATGATTTCATATGATGATACAATCGCAAAAGAGTTAGAAACATTTTACGATGATAACGCGTTTTATGATGAGATTAATGAATTTCATATGAAAAAACAAGCAAAGTTTGATCCTATGGTGGGGCATGATGCAAAAGTTAAAGCAGGACAAGGCGTTTCAGCAATGAGTAAAAGATTCAATCTTATCTTTAGTGCTGTAGGTCGTGCAATGCTACATCGCATCAATCAAATTGCCAAAGAACATGGTAATAATATTGTTTTTGCTGTTTTTGAAAGTGACGCGAAACTTGTGGAATCAATTAATAGTGTACTATCTGTAACTAACATAGAAGGCA